TCATCAATTTCTTCAAACTCTGAAATTACTCCAGTAATGCGAAGATCAACTCTTTTAGCAATGTCACCATTTTCATAACCGTAAATGGTTTCATCGGATCTAATATCATCTCCAAGAGATATTGTAGATACTACTCCACTACAACCAAAAAATTGATTAACTGATTTGGAAGTATATGCAATTGTGTTATTGCCAGAAATTAATGTTCCACTGTTTCCAAATCCAATGGTAGAATCAACTGAGATTACTGAACTACCAGGCGATACTTCTTCAAGAACTTTTGTTTTGCCAGAAATACTAAAAGTTCCTTCAATCAGATCTCTTTCATTATAACCAACAAACAGTTCGAGTTTATAATAAGTTTCATTTTCTCTTGTAAAAATCTCAACATTAGAGACAGAAGCATTGGTGTTAATATCTGTCGATTTAAATATGGTCTGTCCTTCTAGTGCAAGAGGATTTCCAGAAATATTTTTTGCTGCTATTACTTCTCTTCTAATATAATCAGCAGTTGAAGGTTTAACAAGTCTACTTTCTAGGTCTATAACAGTTGCTTCAACGCCATAAAGAACCTTGAAGAGAATTTTAACAGACTCTGCAATTCCTTTTGACTGATAAAAATTTCTAGCGTGTTTGATGAAGTTTCCAACATTCAAGTCAGAAACAAAATCATTATTTTCTAAACCAGGTGTAAAGGTATATTTTAGTTTCTTATAGAATTCCTGTAAGAATAAAACACTCAGGTTTGTTACTGTTGATCCGGATGAATGACTTTGTTGAGAAGAGTCCGAGAATACCAGAGACTGTTTATTTACATTATCAACAAAATCAGATGCAGAAATATTATCATATCCCGTAATGCCACTAAAACCACGAATACAACCAGTAAACGTAGTTGCTGTTACACCAGTGTATGTAATAATTTCATCATCAATTTTTAAAAGTCCGTACTCAGATGGGAATCCTTTTGTCGAAGCAACTGTTATAACAGTATCAGATGAGGAGATATTATTGGACAGAGAAGTTGATCCAACAACAACTTCTGGAACAAGATTGTCAAGTTTTAGATATTGATCTAGATTTTCGGCAATGTCAACATTACCACCCTGGAATTCCTGGGAGATATAGTACTGTTTGAAAAAATCTGTTGCTTTTGGAAAATCTGAAACTAAAAACTCTGGAAGTTGGCTCTCAATAATTTTATTGATTTGCACTCTCTTCTCAAAATCTGACATATTTTACTTCCTCTCGATTTCTCCGTTGGAATAACTTGAAGTATAGTAATCTCTTGTAAAGGTAACTCCGGAGATATCCTCCCCAGAAGAAATCACATCTTTAATCATATTTATCTTACTCTTGGAAACATTAAAACTCAAATACAGATCTTTTAGACCAACAATATCATTAGAATCTGGGAACGCTTGAATCTCAATAATCTCATTATCAGCAACAGTTGAAGTAATGTTAATCGTATTAATAAGAATCTCACCCTTTGTATAATCGATGGTTCCAATCGACTTCAAAATGACTTGACTTTGACCCCTTTCAGTTTGTCTGATTACGCTTAATAACCCTTTACCACTACCATCAAGGTTTCCATTCAAGTCTTTGTTGGGAACATCGGTAAAATAAACAATATCATTTGATCCTTGTACTTTAAATCCAGTACTCTTAATGTTATACCCCTGCGGATTAATGTGGAAACGATTTCCAAAACACAGTTCATATTGAGCGTATTGATTGACAAGAGCTTTCATGTCTCTTCTGATAATCACTTTTGTGATGTTAGAAGTGATGGCATTATCAACTCTATCAATTAATTGAACTATTTTACTATACTTAAATCTTCCACCAAACTTATTAATATCTACATTTTTGGAATATTCAGTCAATGAAGATGTGATTAATGATTTTAAGTTATCGACACTTGAAACTTGATTTGAATTGTAGTAAACGGAAGAGTTAATCTCAACATAGAGAACTTTGAGATCGATTATCTTCTGATTAATTCCGGCAATAGAATATTGCTTTAATTTTGACAGGATATTCTGCTTGTCAAAATCGCTTACATATGTGCCATTTTTTGGTTTGATGCTGATTTGAACTGTTCCAAACTGTGGAGGAGACAGTTCTTCACCACCAACAACAGATACAGATTCTGTATTTGGGTAGATTGATTGAATAATTGCCTCATAGTCACGAGAAGTGACTGCTCTATATTGTGCAGAATATAAACGAGGTGCAAAATATTTGATTGATGATATTGGTTCAATCTCTCCACCATTCGATGATTTCGTAATGGTGTTGACTGTAATAGATCCAGAAGGAATAACTCTTATATTAGATGCATCAACAAAGTTTCCTTGGAAATCAAAATTTGCTGCGCCATTTCCTCTTTCACCATCAGTGACAATATACTTTGCAGTGATTACGGAATTATTTTCTAACTTCTTTCCAAAGTATCCATCACCAAAAAGAAGTTCATACTTTTCATCCTGAACTTCCTGAATGAGATAGATTTCAGAATTCTTATTGATTCTTAGAATATTATCAACTTTATAGTACTCTCTACCAAGACCGCTGTCATTTATACCCTTAACATATACAACAAGAGTTGCAGTATCAATGTTTGGGTTCTCTAAAATGAATCTTTGATCTTGTGACTGATCAACAGTCCATTGCTTTGTTAGTAAACTACCTTGATAAACTGAAACAGGAGCAGCTGCTGATCCAAATTTTGCAATTCCATTATTGACAGTCGTCGTAATATCTTCGGAAATTGAAAATCTATATGATGTATTATCAAACGATCCTACACACACCAGACCCGCTTGTAGAGTGAGAAAGGGACTTGTGGTAGTCGTAGGTACTTCGAAGGTAATAGACGCCTTAGAGGCGGTTTTAGAGCGGGGTACGTAACCAATATTTCTTGCCAGAGAGACAACATTTTCTCTCAAAGTTGCAGAATCCAAGAAGGATTCATTCACAACCATATTTGAGTTGAATGCTGTAATATATGTGTTATATGCTAGAGTATCGATTAAGACAGAAAAGTTAGATCCCTCAAAATCAAAATCCGTGAAATTTGAATTTGCACGGAGATAATCTTTGATTTGGGTTTTGATCTGATCGAAATCTAGATTCGTAAATTGTGTAAAAGGCATTTTATCTTGTTGCCTCTAGTAAGAATGAAAATTGTTGTGTTGGGAAATCTTGCCCAATAATATCAAAGATGACAGTCACTTCAAATTCATTAGTATCTGGTCTTGGATCAACTTCAACTATTACATTATCAACACGGGACTCAAAATTATTAATTGTTGTCTTAATTTGATCTTCAATTACGGATGCAGATCCATAATCGACGAATTCGAACAAACTTCTACGAACGTCAGATCCCAACAGTGGATTAAAAAATCTTTCTGTTGGGATTGTTTCTACTAAATTGCGAACAGATCTAGCGATTGCTCTTTCATTGACCAAGACAGGTAGATCTTTTGTCACAGGATGTGGTTCAAAAGAGAAACTAATATCCTTAAATGCTCTGGATATTCGTGTGACTGCCATTGATGAGTAGATTTTCTTGCTTTTATTTATACCTAGTGCCAGGGAGATCCATAGTTTGGTTCGGTTCCGTAGTCCCAATCATCGTAATCTTCATCATTACGAATTTTTTCATGTAACTCAGACTGTTTTTTCAGATCATGTCGTGGTGCAAAATCGTGCATTACCTCTTGGATTACTCTTTTTGGTTGATCCGAATCATAATCAGTCACTAATTTTGTGGTTCCCCACATTGAATACATGTAATTTGAGTCTCTGTCAACTGGTAAATTAGACATTTTAGCTCCTGTTTTAAGTGAATAAAACAGAACTTTTATAAAGGAGGTTGCTATCTCCTTATTTCTATTTAACGATCGACTTCTCGTAGCGAATAAGAGTCAGAATTTAAGTATTTGAGTATTTCTAGGGCAATTAGACGTGGATTTCCTTCTCCACATGTGTAAACATCGACTGCCAAACACCCATTTTCAGGCCAAGTATGGCACGAAACATGACTTTCTGAGAGTGCAATCACGACAGTACATCCCTGAGGTATAAAACAGTGCGAAAATACATTCAAAACGGTCATTTTTGCCCGCTCAATGCCCTTTAACATTACATTTTGAAGCGATTCTACATCATTAATCGCTTCATAATTCACATCATACACCTCGAGGAGCAGGTGTTTGCCCATTGAATGCTGTTTCAACTC